GGACGTGGAGCGCTCCGGAGCAGCGGCCGCCGAGAAGCCGCGCCACCGTACAACGGTGGGCGTCACGAACGCGGATGCGTTCGGCGAGGTCGAGCCAGTCCCGGGAGTGGTAGAAGCCGTCTGCCATCGGTGATCACACCGGGAAGGGTACCCCGACCGATCGGACGGATAAACCCGCTGTTTGCGGGAATCACCCGAAGAGAGACAGTTGGCGCGTCCGCTTCGCGACGAGGTCGGCGTACTCCCGGTTGAGCTCGATGCCGACGCTGCGGCGGCCCATCTTGCGCGCGACGAGCGCGGTCGTCCCGGAACCCATGAACGGATCGAGGACTGTGCACGGAACCGTCGCGATCTGCTCAACATCGGGGATCTCGACGCGCTCGAGCCAGCCGTTCGCGATCCACTCCTCGAGGAGGTCCGGTGGGACAGGCCTGGCGCCGCTCGCGTCGGTGCGGATGTAGTGCGCGAACGCGGTCGCGCCGGCCGCGGCTTCCATCGCCGGCCGCGCCGGCGACGCATTCAACTGCGCGGCGTACTGGGCCTGCTCGTACCGCGTGATCGGCCTCGTACCATCGCCATCGCCGCGCGGACGGTCGAGGCCCTTCCGGCCGGTCGTCATCGTCGGATCCTCACCGGCGATCTCGCCGAGCGGAGTCAAGATCGGAGAGAAGTCGACGCCACCGCAATCGCAACCTGGGCGCCAGCCGACGGTCGTAGATGTGGGCGACTCGAGCATGGTGCCGCCTATAGTCGTACGGAGTCCTTGCTCGCGGCGCGCATCCGCCTTCGCGCTCGACGCAACGACCATCCGCGTGGTCTCAGTTTCGCGTTCCCACGGCACTCCGCACTCGGGGCAGCAGCCATGCTCAGACGTGCCAGCCGCAATACACCGCCGCGGCAACTCCTCAGGGAACACCGCGAAGTGCGCATCAGAGTACGACTGCGTGGGGATCTCCCACACCGACCGGATGTTGCGACCTGCGCGGTTCGGCCAGCGCTCGCCGTCGCGATGCTGGAGCGATCCATCAGCGCCAGCAACAGACGTGACCTTGCGACCGTCGGGACCGCGCCCTGGCCGGGACGAGACTACGCCACCATCGCCCCACCCGCCCTTCGGTCGAGGCCGCCGCTCATCCGTGAGTGTCCCTTCGCTAATCGGCTCGTTCCACCACTCCCTATCCGGGTCAGCGTATTGCTCCCGCACCGATTCCTGGTCGAAGAAGTACCTCGGCCCCTTCGAGAGAAGGAACAGGTACTCATGCGACTTCGTCGGCCTGTCGGTCACCGACTCCGGCATCGGGTTTGGCTTCGCCCAGATGATGTCGCTGCGCAGCCACCAGCCGTCATCCTGGAGCGCGATCGCGACCCTGGCGGGGATCATGCACAGGTCCTTCGGCTTCAGGCCATCCGGCCGGCGATTCGGCACTCCGGCATATGTGCGATTGCGCAGTGCGGATGTGTTCACCTTGAACGATCCGTGGATCCCCGTCTCGCGTGCCTCGGACGCATTGCCACCCGACTTCTTAGTCCCATTGCTCGCGTAGCTGTCGCCGAGGTTGAGCCACAGCGTCCCGTCCGGACGAAGGACGCGCCGGACCTCGCGGAAGATCTCGACCATCCGCGCGACGTACTCGTCCGGAGTTGCTTCGAGCCCGAGCTGCTGATCCACGCGATGGGCGCCGCATCGTCCGCAAACATCGCGGAAGTTCTCGTTGCGCTGCTCGTCGACATTCGACCGGCCGGAGCGCTGGCTCGTCGACCCCTGGCGCTGGTGTTCCGTCTCGTGGCGGTGATCACAGTCAGGGTCGCCACCTTCCCATGACGCGATGTGACGCAGCAATGGACGCTCTCGTCGGCGATGCCGCGGAGCGTCTCGAGCGCGTCGCCGACGTAGAGCGTGAGGTCGGGATCCTCGATGTACGCGCTCACGACTTCATCACCGCGCCGGCGCAGCGCAGGCAAGTCGGAAAGTCCGTCAGTCCGTCGAGCCGCTCGATCTGCTTTCCGCCGACGAACACCCCGCAGAACGTCCACGACGGGTCGTGCTGGTTGAGCGCGTGAGTCTTTCCGGCGCCCGACCACTTTACGACCTCGATCACCATCAGGCCGCTACCTGCCGCCGAACGTGGTCGAGCAGCTGCGCCCCGATGAACTCCGTGTACGCCGGCGGGATCGCCTCGCTGAGTTCATCGAGCGTCGTCCAGTCGATACCCATCGCCTCCTGCTGCACCGCGAGTGGGATGTCCCAAGTGCCGATCTCGATCGTGCCGCGCACCAAGCCGCGGCTCGACCCCGTGCGCTCCTTTGATCTGCCTCCGGGGAAGCGATCGACGCCGGCAAGCTGGTGACGGCACGGCCAGTGCGGCGGCTCGAGCGTCCAGTTCGTCTCGAACAAGCGATGGCGCTGGATGTCGATCGTCGGCCCGTCGAACATCGAGCCACAGATCAGAATCGGATCGCGCAAGAACGGCCGCGCCGGCTCGATGTTCTCGATCACCCACGGCAGGCCGCTCTCCTCGAGGAGGATCCGAACTGGCTCGATCAGGTTCGGAGACGGCCGTACGTTGCCGGTGCGCTTGTACGCGGTCGCGAACTGGCACGGCGGCGAAGCGTGGATCGCGTCGACGATCTCCACGGCCTCGACGATTTCGTCTCCCGGCCATGGTCCGAGATCGAGGATCGCGGCCATCAGTTCGAGCGCGTCTGCTTGCACGAACTGGAACGGGTAGTGCAGTTGCGGCGCGATGTCGACGCCGACCATATCGAAGCCGGCGCGGTGGAATCCCATCGCCGCACCACCCGCACCGCAGAACAGATCGAGCAGCACCGGCCGCAAGGCGGTCATTCCCCGGAGTTTGAGCCGCGAGCGCCGAGTACGACGACGGTCACGAACACGAGGGCGACCAGGAGTTCCACAATGATCGCGGCGGCAACGCCGGCCCAGAAGTCGGGGATCGTCACAGCGACCATCCTAGACCTCCCTTCCGATGACCTGGGCGCGCTCGAAGCACGTCTCGCACCAGCATCCGTCTCGGTTCGCCTCACGCCGCGTCGCCGGACGGAACCCGACATAGACGCCGCACAGCGTCGCCGTCGCGCCCTCCTTCTCGTCGATGAGATGGAGTTTCCGTTCGCGATCAGCGGTCACGACAACTCCGACCATCCCGCCGAACCACGTCAGCTTCTCGGTCATTAGCGCGCTCCTCTCTCATTGGTCATCCTCCTCGGGTTCCAGATCAGGATCCGGCGGCTCGGGCTCGTCGGGGTAGTCAAGTCCGTACGCCTCGACGAACGCATCGCCGAGGATCTCTTCGACGCGGAGGCTGACGGAATCCATCAGCGCGACTCCTGCGCGACCAGCGCAGCGGCTTTGGCGCGAGCGATGGCGTGTCCGGGGCGCAGCATCCGCGCCCCGTCCGAGTACGGAAACGGCGCGAGATTCGTCACGGCAAACAGCACGCCCATCATGACGACGATCGGCTGGCCGAACCCGTACGCGACAGCGGCGAGGGCGAGGTTGGCGAGTGGACCCGCTGCGGCAGTGATGACGACCTGGCGGCGCGTGAGGTCGAGGCCGTCGCGGCCGATAGCGACACCGGGACCGATCCATGTGATGACCGGACGCCACGGCAGCCGCAGGAGCGCAGCTGCGGCCGCGTGGCCGGCTTCGTGCACGACCACGGTCGCGAGCATCACACCGAACAGCAACGCGGTCACATCGACTCCCGTTCGGTCTTGCGGCGATCGTCGCCGAGTTCCGCGAGAGTTTCCGCGTAGTCCGGGTGCTTCGGATCGGACGGGTCGAGGAGATACCGATAGTCGTCATGTTCGGCCCGAGTGAGCGCATAGACGGCGCGTGCTGCGTTGCGCTCGCGTGTCCAGTCGCCGATCTCGCCGTCGAGCAGCTCGAGCAGCTCGGCCGCCTCATCGTTCGTCAGGCGCAACCGCGCCGAACCGTCTATTCCACTGGTCTCCATCTGAGTGAAGTCGATCTCGAGGACGATGCCGCGGCCCTCATCCGATTCGGCACGAAACGCTGATCCGGTCATGCTGGATCCTCAATCAGGCGGGAGTTTGCGTAACCGTCGAGCGTTACTCGCGACTCGCCGACGTAGTCGTTTGTCGTGATCGCGACGGACTCGACGCGCCGACCATCGGCATCGTGGAGTCCGGTGCGGATGTTCACGATGCCGAGCGGCGTCTCGACGTGAAGCAGCTCTCCGTCGCGCATCCGAACCGTGCGATCCTTCTTCATAGCGTCTCCTTCCAGAACGGATTCACGATCCACTCGCCGGCGACCGCGTCCATCAGACCGAAAGCGCCAGCATCGCCGAACTCGCCGCCGACCTCCTTCGCGTCGGCGTGCAACTGGCCTACCGCGACTCCGACCGCCTCGAGGTCCGCGCACGTCGCGAGCACGTCGAGCGAATCGCCGCGCCGGCCGTAGATCCGGAAGCGCTCATCGGCGGTTCTCGGGTAGAGGACGTCCGAGTCGATCACGTAGGCGGTAGTCACGACTTCACCTGCGAGCGGAGCCAGTCGCCGGGGACGACGAAGTCGCCCGTGTAGTTCCCGCCGCCCTTCGCGTAAGGGTTGAAGTAAGCGTTCACGTCAATACCGAGCGCGGCGCTCAGGGTGGTGGCTTCGCGTTGCAGTGCATCGGCGCAGTCCCGCTTCTCGGCGTACTCACGGTCCTTAGCCGCCCGCCGCTCATCGACGCGCAGGTGGATCTTGCACTTGCCGTCGCGCTCTATGGGCATACCGCACGGCTCGAAGCGCGACCAGCGCGACGAACCGCTGCGGTTCACCGAGACCTCGCACACACTTGCGGCATCGGGCGCCATCACGCGGCCTTCTCGAAGTACCCGTAGACGCAGCGAGTGCCGTCGCGCGACGGATCGAACGTGTCGAGGACGACGCCGTCGACGACCGCGCATACGTGCTTGGAGAGGCGCGCGATGATCCGTCCGGCCGGGAGCTCGTCGGCGCACAGGTGAGTCGTGCATCCGGATCCGATCTGCATCGTCGGCACCCAGCGCCAGCCTTGCTGGTCGAGATCCGCCTGGTAGACGGCGCGCGGGATCCCGTTCCGGGCGGATCGCGGACCGCCCGTCGCGGCCATGCGCGACGCGAGGCGGTCGTAGACGTCGCGGTAGTCCTGCTCGAGCGCGATCGCGATCGCGCGCGTCACGCAGTCTCCCGCGTCGCCCACGAAGCCGGCCGCGGCGCGGCCACCATCGTCGTACTCGAACCGGATCAAGGTCGCCGCGGTGGTCACAGCCGTCCCACCTCAGCCCATACGCGCTCGCGGCGCTCGCGGCGGATCGCGGCCTTCCTGCGCTTCGCCCGGGCGCGATCTGCGCGATCTCCGACCGCCTCGACAATGGCGACGATCGCGAGCAGGACGCCGCCGGCGCCGAGGTAGAAGATGAATGCCGGCAGTTGCTCAGTCGCGGCCCTCATGACGCATCCTCGTCGTCGTACACGTCCATGATCGCAACCGCGGCCGCGCCGGCGACCTCGCCGATCGTCGCGGCATGGCAGACGTGAAGTTCCTCGCCGAGGTCGTCGACGATCTGCGCCACCCACCGATCGTACTCATCGGCGAATCCGACGCGGATCGTGTACTGCCACTCCTGGCCCGCGTCAACGGGCGCGCGGTCTGCCGTGCCGCTCACGCCTCTACCCCCAGGAGCCAGAGAGCCGAGAGCATCGCCTCGCACGCAAGTTTCGCGTTCCCTTTGCGGATCGCGTGCCGCGCGCGCCAGAGCCATCCGTCGATCTGGCTGCCGTTCGTAGCGAGCCGATCGAAGATCGTCGGCGTCATGATCCGATCTCCGCCGGGGTCTGCGCGCGCACGATTCGCGCCAGCCGCGTGAGATCGTCATAGTCGGTGTTCTCGCCCTCGTCGATGCCGGCAAGCAACTCGAGCGCATCGGCGATCGCGCCAGCGTCCCGCGCGGAGATCCGAACCGCGATCGGCCTATGCGCCGGATCCTCGATCTCCTCCTCCTCGCCCTTCAGTTCCGCGATCACCGAACGGTTGAGGCATCCCCGCACCTTCTCGACCGTCGCCGGCTCGCTGCGGCCGTGGACACCATCGGCGAGCCAGCGGCCGTACTTGCTGTCGGCCCACTCGAACAGTTCGTCGGCGGTGAGACCGAGGTCATTCGCGACCTCGATGACCGCCTCATCGAGCCGGCGCTGGACGATCGTTCCGAGGTATCGACGCGTGGCGTAGCCGAAGCCGTGGTGGTCGGCCCGCGCGAGTGCCGCGTCGAGATCGGCGATCGTCAGCGGTGCGGTTCCGGAATCGCCGCGGATCGCGGGATGATCCGTCAGCCCGGCCGCGCGCAGCACGTCCGAACTCCACGCGCCGAGCTCGTCGGAGCCGAGATCGTCGGGACTGGGACCCGCCGGCAGCCCGTCGAACGCGACGTTCAGATCGACTAGATCGCCGCGAGCGTCGAACTTCGCCGAGATCGAGTCGAGTTTGGCAAGTTGCGATGCCGGCCACTCGGACCCCGGCCGCGTCGCCCACGCGTGCAACTGGGCGAACTCGCCGGAGACCTCGGTCCCCGTGTCGTCAGTGGATACCGTGCCGTAGGCGGTCTCGATCATGACTCCTCCTCGATGATCTCAATGTCGCCGGTGGGATCGTCGCCGTTCTCGATGATCCAGTGGACCTCGTTGTCCCAGTCCTCGGCGCCGGCGAGCGGCTCGTCGAGGCGGACGGCGAAGATGCCCGGATGGGCCGTGACCGTTCCCGTCGCGCCCTTCGGCGCCGTGAAGTGCGGGTAGCGATCGACGTCGACCATGAGTCGGACGCGCGATCCCGGCGACGGGAGCGCCGGCTTAGCGATCGGCCAGTCCTGCGTTCCTAGCGGGTCGTGCTTCATGCCATCGGTCATGACGTGACCTCCTGCCGAAGCCGCTGCGCGCTGCGAATCCGAACCCCGCGGCCCGTCTTCTCGTTGATCGCGTCCCAGCCGCCGTAGCGGTTCTCGCCGGTGATCTTGACGACCGTGACGCCGGCCGAGACCTTCGCGGCGTACCTTCCGCCGATGCGAACCTGAGCCTTCTTCATGACACATCGACCCACTTCATGCACGTCTGGAGCAGGTGGTCGTAGTCGCCGGACGTGGCCTCGGCGACGAACTCGTCGACCTCGTCGCTGTGGCCCGATCTCTTCAGTGCCTTGGTCACGGCACCCATGACGGCGAATGCGTTGCCGTTCACGCCGGTCAGTTGCACCGTGATCTCCGGGTGCCGAACCTCCATCGCGTCGGCAGTAGTAGCCGTATCGCCCTCCGCCAGCACGCATCCGTCTGCGTGGCCGCCGTACTCCCCACACGCGAGGCACGGCCCGTCATCGTTCGTCATCGAGCGTCTCCTTTCGATCGTTCCTTCTTCTCCCATGCGGTATGACTATATCAGTACCGGATAGGAGCGCAAGGCGAGATCAGGAGTAGAAGCGCTCGAGCAGATGGCCGAGGTCGAGCTCGGCGGCGAAGCGAATGCAGCGCTCGGGCACGACCGCGATCGGCAGCCGCTCCACAGCCAACGAGTGCCGAGAATGCGATCGCTCGCACACCGCCATTCCATTCGCCGGATCCCAGAGTCGATCCGCGTGGCCGTGCTTGCGGAGCTGCTGCTGACTCAGAACGTGATGCGCCTGTAGCGGCCCGCCACAGTCGGAGGCGTCGGCGTGCGCGAGGCAGCGGCCGTCGAGCGCGAGGACCGCGATCTTGAACTCGAGCCGTTCGGCCGGATCGCTCGGCCGTTTCCCCGTGGAAAGAGGCCGCGGGTCGGGTGTGCCGCTCACGACTGAGCGGCGACCGCTCGCGCGTTGAGGCGGCGCCCCGTGAACGCGATCCCGTAGGCGTCAAGCTGGTCGGGTGACCAGCCGGCGGCGTCGATCTCGATCAGACGGAGCAGAGCGCGACAGGCCTCGTTCGCGACTTCCTTCTTCGCGTTGCCGTTGCCGCGACCTTTCGCCGTGAGCCCGATGCCGGCCGTCGCCGTGACCTCCGCCTTCCATTCGCGCAGATCCATGAGATTCACCGGGTCCGTAGTGTCGGCGCAGAGCGTCGCCATGATCGCCCCGGTGAACGCGCCGAGGATGTAGTCGCTGCCGCGGGACATTCCGAAGCCACGCTCGATGAACCAGACACTCGGCTCGACGGCGAACCGATCCGGGCTTGCCTCCTGGAGCAGCGACCGCGCGTGGCGGATGGTGCTCGCGACCTTGCCGAGATGGGCGAGCGCTTCTCCGGTCTGGCGGTCCTGGCGCCAGCGCGCGTAGACGAGGATCGGAGTTCCGCCGTCGAACGGGACAGCGCAGAGCGTCGCCTTGAACGAATCGACATCGACGCCGACGATCATCGGCGTGCCGATCCTCGCCGCTCAGATGCCTTGCGCCATCGGTATGCGCGATTGGCGATGCGGCCGAGCCACGCGTGCTCGCCGGCGTCGTCTTCGCCCCACCGCGGCAGGTGTTCGAGACGCCAAGCGATCTCAGCGAGGATTGCCCAGCGCCAGGGGTAGCCATAGCGCGTGCGGTACTCGAAGTTCACGATCATGCGGCCCGCCTGCGTCGCGTCTCGAAGATGCCGGCGAGATCTGGCTCATGCTCCATGATCCGCCGCGCGTACCACGCCTTGTAGTTCTGGTTCAGCTTGTAGTCGTGCGCGTGATCCGTCTCGAGCATCCAGTCCCAGCGCATCCGATTCCACAGCAGTTCGATCCCGATCCGATCGACGCCGGCCGCGCGCGCCTGACGCGCGTAGCGCACGAGCGCCTCGTAGACGTGCGGATTCGCGACGTGGAACTCCAGCGCGCGAGCCTGCCATCGCGCGCTGATCTCGTGCGTCTGCACGTCCATGAGCGGGACGATCTCGCCGTCGTCGCCGAGGAACGAGATCGTCTGCTCCGTCGTCACTTCGCCGTTGCCCTCCACGGCTTCTCGACCGTGCGCTCGGCGAGTTCCGCCGCGGCCCGGTAGTCCTCGTTCGCGCCCGTCAGCTGCCGGAGGACGCTGCGGTTCACCTTGTGCGTGATCTCGGCGACGACGACCTCGTCGATCCTCGGCTCCGGGCATCCGGCCTCACGCAGACAATCGGCGAGCGCATCCGGGTCGTACTCGATCGCCGACCCGCCCGAGAGCACGACGTCGCCGGCGGACGCGTGGAACGTCTTCGTGCCCTGGACTCTCGCCTGCTCGAGCATGAACGCGGTGACGGCCGCCTTGACCTCCCGGAGTTGCTGCTCGCGCTCGCGGATCGCGACGAGCACCTGATGCGCGTTGTCGGTCGTTGCCGGGAGGACCTCGCCGGTCATGACGTCGAGCAGCACTTCCGGTACGGCGAGCTCCGCCGAGACGGTCTCGATCTCGGTCCCGCTCATGCGTCCTTGTCCGCCTTGATCGAGATCCGCGCCTTCGGATCCGTCGTGAACGAGACGTCGCGGGACGGCATGACCTTCTTCTCGATCCGGAACTTGCCGATCCGGCCGACCTCGCCCTCCTGGAGGTCGAACTCGCCGATCAGCGCACGCGCACGCTCATCGGCCTCCTTGTACTGCCTGCGCAACTCGCGCATCGAGTTCTTCCGCTTCTCACGCTGCTCGAGCGCCGTCTCGAGCGCCTCGGACTCGAGGACCCGCTCGTCCGTCGCCAACTGCGGTACCGCTGCCAGTGCAGACATTCCCTACTCCTTTCGCTATGCCGATTGACCTTCGACGGTCATCTTGAACTGCTCGAACACGGACGTGGGGACCATGTAGAAGCCGCCGGATGTCGTGGCGTCCTTCACCACGGCCTTCGCCGACGCGAGCAGCTTCGCCTCGCCCGTCGCCTTCCTGACCGGCTCCGATGCGTCCTCAAGCGCGCGCAGCGCGTCCGGCAGCTTCGCCGCGAGCTGCTCGACGATCTCGCCGGCATCGCCTTCGCTCGCGTCAAGAGCGGCACCGACGAGGACAAGCGTCTCGTGGACGACCGACAGGTTGCGCGCCGCGTCGACCGTCTCGGCAGCCGCCTGATGAGCCGTGCCGGCGGCGCCCGGTCGCGACGATGGACGCGGCGACACCACCGCCGCCTCGCGTAGCGCTTCGCGCAGCTGCGCCTCCGGCCACGACGACCGCGCCGCCGCCTCAAGCCACTCGACCTGATCGGCCGGCTCGAGCGAAGCGACCGACTCGTGATGCGCAAACGAGAGATCCTCGCGGCGCCGATCGACCGACACACGCTCGCACGTCGAGACGATGTTCGCCAGCCGGCCGTACGAGAGCCCGGTGGAATCCATCGCCTGCGCGTACTTCTCGCCGTAGCGTCCCTCGGCGAAGCGAAGCAAGTCGCCGATCCACCACGCAGTCGCGTCGCGCGCGAGCCGCACACGACCGAGCGCCTCTTCGACGCGTTCGTAGGTCATGGCCGAATCTGTTATGCGCGCACTCGACGGCGTAAACTCGAACCCCGCCAGGCCTACCGGGAGAACATCGGTTGCTTGCAAGATCGGCTCTCGCAGTCTCACGGCGCCGTGAACTCCTCCACTTTCGAGCTCGGACATTCGGATCAGGCTCCTTCCATCGGTACCGCTATTTCCATGCGCTCGGCGTAGTCGCCTGGCGTGATGTTCTCAGGGATCTCGCCGCCGAGCTGCTCGAGCAGCTCGGCGGCGCGCGCGTTCCACTTCTCCAGATCGGACTCGTAGCCGGCAGTCGCTCGGCGGTTGGTCTCGGCAGCCTGTCGGGCCTCCTCGGCCTTGCCGACGCAGCGCCAGTACTCGCGCGCAAACAGCACGCGCAGATGCTCCGTCGCCCCGCCCGGATCGTCGCCGTTCACAGCGGCATCCTTTCAATGGCCTCTTCGCGAGCGGCGAACGCGAGCAGTTCATCCATGCGCGCCATCGTCGCGTCGCGATCGAGGTCCTCGGAGAGGTACTTGAGCGCGTAGAAGCCGGCGACGTATGGGCGCATCCATTCGGTGTGCGGCCACGGCCACGGCCTGTCCATGCGCACCTTGCCCTGGATCGTCAGGTGGCATCGCTGGCAGAGCGCGGCGAGGTTCCACCAGCGGCAGTTCGCCTTGTCGCCGTCGAGGTGGTGGACAGTCAGAACCCGCCACTGCGCTTCGATCACGCGCTCGACACCCTGTGCGCGAGCCTCACGGATCAGTGCGCCGGTCGTCGCCCCGCTACCGAGACCGTCGAACGGATGACGAAGATCGCGAGCGGGATCGCCGTGAGTGCACATCTCGTCGCATGGTGACCACTCGCCGGGCGTCTCACCGACGTGGAACGGGTGCCGGCATCGGATGCAGCGGTGGCCGGTCTCCTGGCGGACGAGGTGCTTCAGCGCGAACTTGTCGCCGTCGCCGATGCCGTGCCATGCGAGCGGGTAGCCGTCATCGCCGAGCTCGTCGGGGGTGTAGACGCGGAGGCCGTCTCTCATTCGCGGATCGCTTCCATGAACTCGGGCGCCAGCCGGCGCCGGCCCTTCTCGAGGATTCCGAGCTTCCGGAGCTTCGAGAGGATGACGCCCATGGTGGACGCGATCGGCGAGTACCCGGTGATCTCGCACAGTTCGGCGTTGGTCGGCTCGGTCGGGTCGAGTTCGATCAGAGCGTGAATCACGCGGCGTTCGCCTTCTCCCACGCGCGGGTGCTGCAACCACTGGTTGAGCAGCGCGCGGCCTGTAGGCCGATCGCGTGCGCCGCCGGCCGCGGCGAGGCCTGCGGCCGTCAGTCGGACGGGCTGGTTCCCGGGTTCGATCAGGTCGGCCTTGTGGAGGTTGGAGAGGATGACGCCGATGGTCGACGCCTTCGCCGAGTAGCCGGCCAGGAATGCCAGCTCGTTCGTGGTGCGCCCCTCCGGGTATTCCGCGAGGACGTCGAGGACGGTTCGCTCGCCCTTGCCGAACTTGACATCGCCGTTCGTAGCAGCGATCTCCGCCGCCGCCGGCGCGGTTAGCTGCGGAGCAGCTGCCGGCCGCGCCGGCGGCGCAGGTCCGCGCGGCGATGGCTCTTGCGGAAGATCTGCCAGATCGCGCTCGATCCGCTCGCGAGCGGTCGCAATCGTCTCCTGCACGCTCTCGAGCGCGTCGCGGACGCTGCCGTAGTCACCGCGGATCGCGGCTTTCAGCGACTCGGGGAACACCTGCACGATCTCCGGCTCGCGCGCCTCCAGGTCGGCGATCCGCGCGTGGAGATCTGCGACGAGGCCTGAGTCGTCGGCCACCGCGCGCGCGGCGAGCTCGCGCTCGAGCGTAGAGATCCGCTTGCGTAGCTCCTTCGGATCGTTCTCCTTCGCGCGCTCGACCGTCGCCTTCATCTGCTCGCCGAGCGCGTCGA